CTCCGCGAGCAGTGCTTTTAATTCATCGCGTTGGGCCTTCCACTTTTTCAACATTGTCGCCGGATCTGTCGCCGTGGTGACCCGGATCTTGAAATCCATCATCTTGTCACCGCCGACCGCCTTCTCCGCTTCAGCGATTTGTCTTTCCAACATTTCGAGCTGCTGCAAACGAACAGCGCGGTTCGATTCGCCAAGCAATCCCTGGATGGCCACGATCCCGCCCCTTACCATCGTAATCAGATCCCGTAATACTGGCACCACGTCCTTCCCGATGGTTTCCTTGAACTCAGACCATGCCGTTCCCAACTTACGGACCTGCGCGACGTAGGTGTCTCCTTCTTTTTCCGATACTCCTTTCATGGCATCATTGAGCTTTCGGAGAACCGTGTCGGCATCCATCGCGCCGACTTCCAAACCCTTGAAGGCAGGGGCGATCTTAACGAGGCCTCGGGCATTGCCTTCCATGGCCTGGGCCACCAACATTGCTGATTGTTGCAAATCCTTTCCAAAAAGACGCGATATGTCCATGGCCGCTCGCGTGGCCGGGTCTATCTTGGACGGAAGCACACCCATCGCAAGCAACATCGCCTGAACGGACATAATTGTTTCATCCGATTCTCCGGTCAAAACCATAAGTGCCTGGGCTTGACGGGCCAGGGCATTTGTCACTTTATCGCTCTCAACACCATGCGCGGAGAGGACCGCTGACAATTTTACTTCCGCTTGTTCTTGCAGGCCGAAAGCCTTTGCCACATCGAAAGTCACTCGACCAATCTTCTCGACCACACCGATAGCTTTTTGGGCGAGGTCGATCACCTGGTTGATGCCTGTCGCATAGATTGCCCAGGTCGACTTTCCAACCTTCTCGATATTCTGCGTATGGGTGCTGATGGTCTGGAGGACGTTTCCGAGATTTGCCAGCTTCGCGTTGATGTCCTGGGTGTCAGCCTGGATCTGGATGAGAACTTTTGCGTCAGTCGCCATGCGCCACCTCTATTTTTTGCGAACAGGCCGAACAGTCCATGTCCGGCTTGAGACGCTTGCAGGTTTTGCAGTATTCCTCGCGGGCCTTTTCTTCCGGTGCATGTGCATCCCCACCGCCGAAGAATCCAAGCACCGCCTCGCGAAACATGAGATCGCGCTGCAAATATTCGATGAATGGCTCAGCGTCGGCTGTCGTATATCCCCAGGCGATTTCGTCGCGCTTCGTGATGTCGCCCCGACAGAGGATCACTATGATTTCTGTGATCCAGTTGCGTCCTTCGCTGCTTTTATCGCGGCTTGTGCTCCTATCAGATCCCGCAGGCTTGCCGCGATGGAAGCTGTGGGATTCAAGAGAAAAAAATCCTTGAGCGCCCGGATGCTTTCCTCGAGTGGCAATCCGAACCGCATGTCATCGGTCAGCGCATCAATGTCTTTTTCTTTCGGGTTGCTGCCCTTCTCCGTCAGAATGATCGCCATGGCCACCGGCAACCGAGAGCCTATGGCCTCATAAAATGACAGCAGATTGAAATTTCCGAAGTCCGGCCATTTCACATCCTTCAGCCGTTCGACGAGCTGCTCCATCTGCGCGAGCACCAATTTGCGCTGGATGAACTCGCGATCATCCACCATCCGATAGATGTACGTTTCCGCTTGCCCCTTTTCGCTCTTTTTCATGGTGACTTTTTCATCTCCCTCCACCAGCGTTATGAAACCTTCTCCGAAGGCTTTTTCTTCTTTTTTGCTGAAATACGCTCATTTCCAGATCGCCCCGAAAAGCCCGCTTTACGGGCTTTTACGCGCTTCCTGTCACTCGTCTTTCGGCCCGTGTTTTTGAGGCCCGCCAATCCTGTGATAGTAAGGGTTTCACGACCCTCCAGAACCCAGTATTGGTAAGGGTTTGCAGCCCGACCCGCCAAACCTGTGATAGAAGGGGTTTGCGGTTTTGTCGTTTTTCATCCCCCGCCAACCCTGTGAGGGAGAGGGTTTTACGACCCTCCAGGATCGTCACCACGATGAGATCGACCTCTCCCCCTTATAGATATATGCAAACAAAGTCCGGCCTTTTTTCATCCTTTCGGGTCGTTTGGCATGGATTTTGTCCACAAGGCCGATTTTATGCCCTCCCTTTCGAGTTGATTTACGGGGTGATCCCTCCATTGAAATTTTTATCAATTACATGGATGCCGTGGCATGATTATTGTCCACGGATCAGAACGTGTTGACGGCGTTGTAAACTTCCAGTTTGACCGCCGATGCGTTTGCACCGTTGTCATAAAATGGCTGGAAGGTGAGCTCGACTTTGACTCCGGTGGGGCCATTGATCACGGGAGCGTCCTGCTTGAAGATCAGCTCGTCGATGGTGAACACCATTTTTTCCGCGCCCGCCGCGCCCGTGCCGGCGCCACGCGAGCAGCTGATTACCAGCGATGTCTCTGTGTTCGCAACCGCGAGGTTGTAAAGCGCCATGCTCTCGAAAAGGGCCGTGATCTTCCCGTCGATGCCGATCTTTCCTGCCGGGAGATATTTTCGGCAGCCCGTGCCGTCCAGGACATACACCGATCCATCGTGGTTGTTGTTGATGCTCAGCGCCACCCCGTCCGCGATTCCAAGAGAAACACCGCCCTGGGTGATGGAGACTTCCGCTCCGTTGAATTGCGACCAACCGCCGTAATAAGGGCTGTCATCATGCGGAGCGGTGGCAGGCGTTTCCGAGCACCCCATGATGTTGAATCCGCACGTCACGGGGCCGTCCACCTTCACGTCCATGTTGAAGCCATTGATGACGCAGCCCTCGTAACGGAGATATTGCGACAGGTCGGTGAACTGCTTCTCGATCATGAAAGACGGCAGCGTTGTCCCAAACGTGAACGTGTGAGTGTAAGGAGGTCCGGCGCTGATCGTCTTGCTTCCGAAAAGTCCGTAGAACAGCATCAACTGCTGGATTGGAGAAAGTTCCGTGGAGACGTCGCCGCCGACCGAGATTGCTCCGGGCACCGGGGTCAATGGCTGCCGACCCGTCCGGAGGATATTCGACGTGAACAGGTTTTTCGAAGCTCTCAGGCTCTCCGTGATGAACGGGACGGAATGGCTTTGCCGAATCGCCTCGATCTGGTCGAGGTATATCGTCATAGCGCCCTTGTCGTTGATCATTTTCAGCCCGACGCTGATGATGGCCAAATCCGTTGCAGGATTGGCAAGCGCGACCTTCATGTATTGCCAGGTGTTGACCTGTGCAGCAGAAATCGCCGGCACGTTCAGTAATTCTGACGGGCTCGCACAAGATGCGGTGTCGTCGAGCAGGATCTGAAAATCCCCAGCCGTGAGCGCCACGCTTGAATAAACCCAGAATCCGAGGTGCGTGAACGTGCTCAGGTTTGCCGAGGTGATCGCGGCCGATGCGACAATCGTCCCCGCTGCCATTGCGTCCGCGATGATCGCCTTGAACGATTTGGTCCCGGCGCGGAATATCGCGGTGTCCGCCGTAACCGTGGCATTTGCATTGACCTGTTCTGCCCAGGCCGCCTCGCAATCGTGGATCGAAAGGGCGGGTCTGGTCTTGAACGTATTTTCGAGCGCGATGGCCAGCCTTGCCGAAGAACCCTGTGCCTGCATGATTTCGTCCTCCTATCGAATTTCGTTTGCCGTCAATGATGCTTCGAATAAATGATAAATATTGTCCCCATACTCGCCGGGCTCACTGTAATAGACTGCATCGAGCTGAAACAGATCATGGCTCTCTGCAGTTCCGTTCAGAGTAAGGTTGTCGTCGAATTTGTCTGCCAGGGATTCCAGCATGGCCTGCAGCGTGTTCGCCGATGCCCCTGCATCGTTGACCGCGTAGATCCCCGCGAATACGAATTTATGGCTTCGCTTTTTCTGAGTTGTCACCGGATGGCCAAGCACGGCATGGCCCAGGGTCTTGTGTTCATTTCTGAACGATTGACGGTAAAATGCCATGCCGTTCACGATCCCGGACGATTTCATGAGATTGAAAAAGTCAGCGAGCGATCGCGGGGTCCTCGGATAATCATGCACCACTCCGATCCCCGTGGCCGTCTGGCTGATCGCCTTGATTTGTGCACGGATTAAACTCTCGCTCATGTTCCCGCCTTCCCGATCAGTTGACCGAGGACATTGGCTGCCACCTTATCCCGCACGTTGCCGATTATCCGGGTTCGCTCTGCCCTGAAGACCTGGGGGACCACGGAACGCGGAGGACTAATAAATGCCGCCGTGCCCTTGCGAAGCGGAAATCCGATTGCAAAGGCCATTCGCCGCATCTTCGGCGTGATCGTAGTCCTGAATCCTTCCGCTGCCCTTTTCATGAGATACATCACCCGCGAAGTGATGAAGCCCACGGTCACTGTTTTTGCTCCCGGCGTGTAGGTATATCGTGCCCCCTTTGCAAGCCGCTCCAGGGGACGTTTCGCCGTGTCCGTCGCCTGATTCACTTCTTCCATCAAAGAGGCCGCTGCATTGATTCTTGATCGCTTTCCCTTTCGCGCCGATTTTCTCGCCTTGTTGAAAACTGCCGTATGAGGATTGAGCGGCTGCCATTTGTCGCTCGCGGGTCCACCGGCTTCGACAGCTTCCTTGATGACTTCTCGGATTCTCCACCCCTCAGATTTCAAGGCCGACGCCGTTGCCTGATTGACCCGATTTGGAGCCGCTGCCAGGATTTTCTGATATTGCTCGGGGCTGAAGATCACGATGTTCTCCTGTTGATATTGATCTCCCAGAGCAGGCCGCACTTCGAGAGCCGGGCTCCGATCACTTCCCAGGTATTGATGTCGATCAGGATCTCATCGCCGGTATTGACCGCAGGAACGTCCTTGATCCTGATGCGAATGATGGCCTTGATGTCGAAGTCATCAAAGCCCTTGTATTCATCCCCGGAGCCGTATTCGATCAGGGCCTGAACGTCCCTTCCCGCGTATTTGACCGTCGCGCCAAATTCCACGTTATTGAGGAAGATCGCCTGGAGATCGAGCTCAAGCTGGTCGGTGAAGTCGCTCATTATTGTGGTCTTGTCCCGCCTGTCACATCGCCGTCCTTCGCGAGTGCATGGGCTGCGAAGCCCGCAATCGCCGCGCCCATCACCAGATAGCCCTTGTACGGGGCAATCAGCGGGGCCATCGCAGGATCCGCAAGCAATGCACCGCACGTCGAGGCCACGAACGCAGCCCCTGCCGCCGTTGTTTTCCAATTCAGACCGTTCATGATTTTCATGCCGCTTCTCCTAACTTGTCGCTCATGTTCTTTTGATGGTAGCTGCCGAGGCCGAAGTCCCTGACCGCGATATACATCGCCTCGCGCTTTCCGCGCTCCTTCGGGTTGGCATAATGCTCCATGACGCTGATAAAGACCTGGTCGCACTCCTCTTTCGTGGGAGTTCTCCACCCCTCGCCCAGGAAAAGCCACAGCGCATCCTTCCGGTATCCTGCATCGTGGAACGTCGCCCCTTCATGTCCCTCATTCCCGAACAGTCCGTAAACCGTAGGGAGAAAATGCGGGACGCTGGGACCGTCGGTGTAGAATCCAGCAGGAACGCAAGCCAGGATGTTTCCTATTCGCGCCGCATAAGGTAACGAAACCTGATGGACTTGACGGCCTTCCCATTTCCCGCACGGGTGCCAAATCAAAGGGGTGATCTCAATGACCGGAAGGATCTCGATTAGCATCTACTTCTTTTCCTTGATGATGAGTTTCTTGTCTGCCGTCACTTCCACGTCGTAGGAGTGACCGGGTAAGGCCATCGTCTCTTGCGGGTGCCCTGCCATGTCGATGACGATGATCTTTTCCGGTTCAGCCGCGGGGGTGTCGAACCATCCCAAATACAGGCCGCCGACAGACCCGATGATTGAACAGATCGCCACGATCAACTCCAGCGCCATGATCCCGCGTTTGTTCATGGATCCCTCACTTCTTGGCGATCGACTGATAGGCCTTGATCCCATCGCTGAAACCCGTCACGCCTCCCTGGATGGCCGCAAGCCATTCTTTATATTTGACAGCGAAAGCAGGGTCGGTGGGTGCCACATTGAACTGCACCAGCTTTGCCGCCGTCTGAATATCGGATGCCAAGAGGGGATCCCCGGATAATTGCGCGGCAAGGATTCCGAAAGCCGTTGTGACAGCAATGGATGGTCCCTGGGAAGGATCTGCTGCCTGCAGCTGCGTCAGAAGACCCTGGGCCTGAGTGAGATATAGATCGACGTTTGCCGGTGCCTGTTTCGCAAGTGCATAACCGAGACGATGCCCCAGGATCTCAGCACCCACGGCGGCTGCATCCGGGTTGACAGTGAGTTTGAAATTCGCGCAACCCGTGAAACAGAGCAGCGCAATCAATACGATCGCGAACATGGAAATCAGATTTCTTTTCATTGCTTTTCTCCTTTTTTGAGTTGTTGGATATAGTCCTCGACCAGAGCAACCAGACGCTTTGCCCTTTTCGGAACGTCCTCGCGATACCATTTGCTGTCTTTCATCTCCCGCACAACACCCGGCCAGTCGCCGGCCTCGGCGCATGCGTCTAATTTATGGAACCCGTGAAAACGGTCATAGCCCATGTTGAAGGACATATTCAAAAGCACCCGCTGAATCTCGACGGGGATCCTGGGCCAGTTCGAGAAGATTCTGTAACAGTCTTTCTCTGCCTGCCTGAGATCGCGATCCAGAAGCACGTCAATCATCGTGTCCGTGATATAGCCGTTGCGATCCAGAAACTCCTGAATCATCGAAGGCAGGGGCTCATCTTCCAGGTTGTGGCCCACGCCGATGCTGAGCAGATTTTTCGAATCGTAATACGGCTTTTGCTTGCGCCCCTCGTCGCCGGTTAGATCCAGCAGCACTCGTTCGATTAACGTCATTTCACCCCACCTTTGTCAGAGCCTTCAATTCCTCCGGATTCACCCCGGCCTTGATTGCCATCACAAGCATGATCCCCCTCATCTCGCTGACTCGATCGCAAAGATCAGAAGATGTATCCTTGAGATCGCGCACGTCCTTCACGATCGTGCAATTCTCCCGCAGGTTTTTACATTCGTTCGTGGTGACAACATCGTCCCGGGTTATTTTCCTGAAGAAATAACTCGTGCCCAGTTCCATCATCTTCAAGCCCACAATCCCGACAATGACAAGTATGACCGGATGTACCTGAGCTTCCATTTTCGACCTCGTTTTATGGTTGCTTTAACTCCGTGCTGAATCCACTTTCCTGATCGCCCCG